TTCAATAATATCATCGCCTAAATTTTTCATTGGAGTTGCTGTTAGCAGAATGACTTTTAGATTTTTAGAATTTTTAATAATTTTTTTAACAGATTCGCCCCATTCATTACCAGTTAGATTGTGTGCCTCATCTATTATCAATAAAGTATTATTTAATGATTCTATTTTATCTATGGCAATATCACGCTCAATCTCACCCTCCAGATTTTTTCTATATGTTTTTTTAGTTACATTCTTTTTTGACTTGCTACTTGAACTTTTTTCACTGTCACTGTCACTGTCACTATCTCGTTCTCTATCATCTCTTTTCTTCTCAATTATTTTTTGTCCCATTACTTTTTTTTGAAATGACCTTAACGACATGATTTTGTAGAACTGCATTGCATTAACTTTTGCCTGTTTGATTGCTTTATTTTTTTCGTTTTCATCTATATATCCGATCGTTTGATTAAAGTCTTTAAGATAGGTATCTTTGGCGCATTTTTCAACTAATTCATTTTTCCATTGTTCTCGAATGAGTGGTCCGGTCAAAAGAATATGTATTTTTGTTCCATACTTTTTTACCATATCTTTAAAATTTTCTGCAATAGCAAATGCACCACATGTTTTACCTGTACCTACACCATGAAATATTAGAATACCTCTATATGGGGTATTTGGATTAATATAGTTACTAAGAAGAGATTGTTGTGTATGCAATTGAAATTTTTCACCACCACATTCTTTATCACGATATGCTTTGATTTGTTGATAATCTTTAATTTCTTCTCTAAATGGAACTTTATTAATGTAATATTCTCTCTTTTTATAAATTTGATATTGGAAATCAGAATCATCAGGGTCCGGATATGAAAAATTAGTTTTTATTAAATCAATTAAATTATTATTATCATCATTATTAAGCTCATTATTATATATCATTATTTAATTACAACTTATTATATTGATAGATATTAATTTTAACATAATTTATTATTAAAATATTATTTATAAGTCAATAAAATAAGTTTAATTATTAGTAATAATAAATATTACATATATATACATATACATATGAGGAAAACTGTAATTATGGACTCTGACATTTCTACAAAATCTACTTCTGAAAAAAATAAAGATCAAACAATCACTATATCATCCACTGAAATGAAACTTTTCGACTCCGAAAATTACAAAGATATTCAACATTCTAATGAAATTAAATCATACAACACTCATGATAAAAAAATTATTGCGTCTCGTATAGAACAAATTAAAAACAAAAAAATTTATGTAAAATTATTTTCCATCATCTATGTTGATAATAATGATTTTACTTCAAACACAAATGGTGTTTTCTTAAACATCAATAATTTACAAGACAAGACATTAACTAAAATTGAAAAATTGTTAGACACATACGATAACATCAAAACAAACAAAAACACAAACAATAAATGGAATATGTTGTTACAATCACAATATAACATGCAAAATACTCAACATGTTGATGATAAATATACTAATCATGAAAAACTGTTTCTAAAAAGACAGCAATCTATTGACACACAACCAATCACTTATTGGGGATCACAAAATAAAGATAGATCAAATTCCTCCGCTGAAGATTCATTAAAAGAATAATATTTCTCACAAATTTTAAACTTTCTAACTTTTTACTTAAGATAATAAATATAAGGCGTTAATATATTATTATAAATATATTGATATATTAATGGACTTTGAGAAATACTTAAACAATGATAAATTTAAAGATGTCATAAAATTGATATCTAACAATAAAAAGTTGTCTGACCGTTTAATTTTAAACACTATTAAAGAAAATTATGATTCTGAAGAATATTGGAAATATGTTATTGAAAAAGTTAGTTTATCAAATGATTTTATATTGGAAAACATCGCTCATATCAATCTAGAATATATTCTTAAATTTCAAAAATTTGACTCTGATATGTTTCTAAATTTCAAATTTATTAATAATATTATTGAAAGAGATTATGTTAATCATCTCGTGAGATTTCAGCAACCCGGAATTCAAACATTAGAATATTTAATTTTAAATGGATATATAGAACCAGAATTTTGGAAAATTATCAGTCAATATCAAATTTTACCAATTGATTTTATTCGTAAATATGATGACAAACTAGATTGGAACTTAATATCAATATTTCAAAATATTGATTTAGAATTAATAACAGATTATTTAGATAGGATTGATTGGTCTAACATACCATTAAACATCAGTTCATATTTGTTAATCAATAATAATACTATTAAGATATTTGATAAATATCCTATTTGGGAAAATTCAGCCTGTCTAAATAATCTTTCAACTGATGTTTTATTTGAATATTTTGATAGGCTGACATTAAATGCAATCATTAATATTTTATCATATAGAGATTTAGATGAAAAATTTATTAATAAAATAATTGAAAAGTATGATGATGTCTCAGTTTGGAAATCTATTTCTTCTAATCAACCGTTGACGGAAGAATACATTGATAAATATATTGATAAATTGGATTGGAATGAACTATCAGAAAATCATAATTTTTCAAATGAGGAACTTAGTAAATACAATAAGTATATAGATTACAAAAAATTGTCATACAATGACAATTTTGATGAAGATTGGATCGATATTTTATTATCGAACAAAAAAACGAATGATATGGTTAATAATATTGATTGTCAATTTTTAGAAAAATATGGTGTTATTTCGGATAATTGTATTTCAATCTTGAAACAGAAAAATTAGAAAAATTGATATTTTTTGTTTATATGAAACTATATTTTTATAATATATTATTAAATTCATATTTAATAATATATAACATATTATATAAAAAAGATACATAATGGGAATTAAAGGATTAAATAAATTTATTCAGATATATGCTCCCAAAGCTATTACTGAACTGACTGTTGAAAATTTAAAACATAAAACTATCGCTTTCGACACAAGCATTCTAATTTATCAATTTGTTATTGCTATTCGTAATACTGGATTTGATTTAACCAATAATGAAGGTGTTATTACATCTCATATTCATGCTATTATTATGAAAACATTATCTTTCTTAAAAAAACAAATAAATCCAGTATTTGTCTTTGATGGGAAACCACCAAAAATTAAGATGGATACTTTGAAAGAAAGATCTAAAAATCGTAATGCCGCTATATCTGAACTAAAAAATGAAAATGAAAAAAATAAAGAAGGTCCAGCTATGAAAGCTGAGGATAAAATCAAACTGCTTAAACAAGCTGTTGTCATTACTGGAAAACAGATGAATGAATGCAAAGAAGTTCTACAATTGATGGGTATCCCTATCGTCAATTCGTTTGAAGAAGCGGACCCTCAATGTGCTTTATTATCTAAACATAAATTGGTAGATTATGTTGCTTCAGAAGATATGGATTTATTAACATTTGGTGTTGAGAAATTATTAAAGAATGTAAATAGTTCTCACATTATAGAGATATCATTATCAAAAATATTAACAGAAACAAAACTGACACAGGATCAATTTATAGATTTGTGTATTTTAATGGGATGTGATTATTGTCCTACGATTGACGGTGTTGGAATGAATCGTGCGTTTTCTTTGATTAAAAAATATGGTTCAATTGATGATATTGTTAATCTGCCAAAACTAAGAATCGGAACTACAAATGTCATTATATCAAAAGAATTCAAAAATAAATATCAATTTGCAAGAGATTATTTTAAAAATCCACCAGTTAATCACGCATTTGATGAAATTAAATGGTCCAAACCTGACTATGAAAAATTAGAAGAATTATTGATTAATAAATATTCTTATAACAAAAACACAATTAATAAAATTTTAATTAGACCTTTATCTGGAGGATATTATCATTCCATTGCGGGTAAAACGAATACTCAACTTATGATTGATCGTGAATTTTTAACACATATTAATCTTCTTAATATGAGCCATGACAATTTTTTAGGTGAAAATATAAATGTTTCTATGAATGACGATATATTTAACCTAAGCGAAGAAAATAGTATAGATTATATAGATGAATATGATAATGAAATGCAGGATAAATTAGATATTAAAAAAATATTAAGTATCGTTCATGAAAATAATATTAAGAATTTAATTAATAATTAATTTTTTTTATTTTGTATTATTAATATATAATTATGAGTAATATTAATAATTCTGCTTCACAAGAATCTATCAATTCAAATAAAAAAAATGAACCTTCTCTACGAGATGTTGAAGATCGTGTTTTAAATTGCCGAGAATATGGCGGTGCTTATTGCAACCCTGCTATTCACAAAATTATTTCTGATACTGAACGTTTAGTTAATAGAGATTACAATGTTAATCCTACTAAAATCAAAAACGATTTTATTCAATTTATCCCTCGTGGTGCCGAATTAGGATATTTTGGCGCTGATGGTTCTTATCATAAATATTAAATATATACAAAAAATTGATAAAATTATTTTATAATATAACAATAAATTATATTATAGTATATTATATTAGATGTTCTTTATTAAATCTACTGATAATCTTTCTAAACACCATATCACTATTAATAATCTTAACACTTATGTGTCAAATTGTAATATTAATATACATGTTAAACTTATGTTGATCTTCTCTCTCAAAAAATGCCAGCCATGCATTAAACTTACTGAAATATTAGATGAACTTTTTGATAATGCATCCAAAAATCTCACCTCATTACCTCTCCAAGTTATTAAATTTGATTACGAAAATTTGTCTCAATCCGATAAATCATTATTAGAAGTATTCCCTACTACACTAGTTATTAGTCCAGACCAACTTCAATCTATTGGTGCCAATGAACATCTAATCAATTATGCAATCAATAACTGTAAAGTATATCAAGGGCAATTACAAAAACTATGTGACGACCATAATCTAATCTCTTTTTAAAAACTTATTTTATTAATATTTTATATACGTATATACATATATACATATATATATAGAAAAAATTGATGTTCGCCGATTTTTTTTTCATCATTTGAGTTAAGATCAAGTTCATTAATTTTTTCTATATATGGCAACCTTAATTATACAAAATATGACGCGAAACGTCATATTTTGTATAATTAAGGTTGCCATATATAGAAAAAATTGATAATTTTATTTATACAACAACATAAAAAATAGATAGAGTTTATATATAATGATGAACGAAATGATGATTGTTGAAGCCCCTTTTGAAATTAAACTGAGTGAATATCAGGAACATGGTAGTATATCTACCTTTAGTATAAACGGTCATGTCGCACATGGCAAGACTGAATTAACAAGATTTTTAACGAGTAAGGATACCAAGAAATTTGGTATGGAGAAAGTAAATGGCTGTACTGTGAAAATGGGACATGCTAATTTAAAAATTTATTATAATAGGACCACTCAAGATTTTTTATTAAATCCAAAGATGGTTCCAGCTAACTATAAATTAATTAGACATTTTAGTATTAGTGATAATCCAGGACATAACAGTTTTATGACTGCTATGATTGTTGGAACATCAACTATTGATAATTGTTTATTCCTGATTGCTGGAGACAAAGGTGTTGAAGCACAGACGCACCAACATATGAAATGTTTCAAATCAACCGGAATTACTAATTTTGCTGTTGTAATTTCTAAAATTGATTTAGTTCCAACAGTAGAGAGTTTAAAAGATTTAGTTAGTAAAATAGATGATTTTATGGACGAACAAAAATTAGATCCAGATATTTATGATCCTAAATATATACCATTATCATCTTTTACGAAAGTTAATACAGATGCTTTAATAAAATATTTAGTGTCAAGTCCTTATCCAAAAAATATTATGAATTTGACAGATGAACCATTTTATATGAGTATTATGAGGTCATTTGATATTAATAAACCAGGAACTTCAATGTTTGACCTTCAAGGTGCTGTATTCGGTGGTTCTATTGAAAAAGGATTCTTAACTATCGGTGATGTGATTTGTATCTTACCTGGTAAAATAGAAGCAGATGGAAATTATACACCATTAATAACACAAGTTGTTAGTCTTAAATCAGACACATC